TATTCATCCTCTTAACTCTCTGTAGATTGAGAGCCCCTCTGATGTGCCTACATTACCATTTGATTAAGGTAATGCAAGGCCATCAAACCGTCAACTGCTGCATGTGTTGACGGCGGGAGCCAAGTTGCCGAGGCCCCCGCGTACGACAAACGCCGTACGGTTCGTGACGTCTTACGACGCATTGCGAACGGGCACTGTGAGGAGTAATTTCTCACTGCACCCATCATTAACACGGTGTAGTACCGCCCACGCGACCGAACTCCCCGATCAGGGGAACTCGATCGACTTAACTCAATCCACTCCCACGTCTGAATCTTGCGATTCCAACGTGAGAACGGGGAAGTTAAGAATATGTCTAGCGGAACCTCAAAAGCCGAATCAACCGTACCCAAAAACGGGCGCGAAAGACGTTGGCTAACGGGGATCAGCTCGAAAAGGAACTTACGAACCTTCTCGAAGAAACAAGCCCATTTGGGCTTGCTCAAAGACAAATTGTGAAACTTGACTACGTTTTCAAAGGAATCGAAAGCGTAATCAAGCGTTAATGGTCGTATATCACAACCCGCAAACCAATCTGCTCCACACGACTCTCTGAATGGACCCGTTAAAAAGGTCTTATCAGGGTTGTGTCGGAATCCGAGACCGCGAAGTATTCTCAAAACTTCAACGGCTTTGGATTGCCTGACTATAATATCGTCCCCGTAGACAATAAAGTCACCCGGGTTCGATACGTGACAGGCAGACGCGAAAATTAGCGTCTCTAAAGGGAAGCAGAAGCCATTTCCCATTGAAACAAACTTCTCGTAGACATATTCGTCTCCGTCAAGTGTGTACTTCTTACTCCGGAGCGCGTTCAAAAGTTCGAACCACTCAGGGGGGAGAAGTCTCTTTACAACCTCGATTGAGATGCTATCAGAGGCTGAAGAGAGATCAATGGTAACAAACGGATCGTCTTGGCAAGGTAAACTACCCTGTCTAGCGAGCTCCTGATTGACGGTTTGATCCGTCAAATCAAGACCAACGCGCTTGAGACGTCGACGCATGAAAACGTCGACGCCTTTCTGCACGTACCCGTTTAATAGTGGCTCGACCGCAATGGTTCTATCAACCAATGTGGTCTTGGGCACGAAAACGATGTTATTATTATGTACCAGACGTATCTTCTCCATGCAAGATTTCTCAAACACGGAGTAGTCAAAGCAAACGGGATCAGTAGGCCGGGGATTGAGTAGTTCCCAGACATGCTGATCTTGCGCCAAGGCTGATACGGCATACGGAAGGGCGCTAGGTGTACACGACCATTCTCTCGAGAGTAATTTCCTCGCTAGATTGGTATTCTGACCGTGTACTCCCAGAGATGCCCCAGGACCAAAACCGCACTCACGATAGATCGCCGGCATATCGGGTGAAAATCCGATAATGTAAGCAATCCAATCCGACATCCTTTTATGGACGTCGGCATCGGGATCCCGATAGGCAGAATTACGCCTACGGAACTTCAAATTGTACCTCCTGCATCGTTTCTCAGATGACAGGAATTTATCCTTCGCCTTAGCCCTAGCTGAAACTTTCAGCTCGGGTGCGGGAAAAGGGTACTTTTTGATGAGAGCGGATAGCTGATACGCGGAGAAAGAATCCTCAGCGGTTCCATGCACTGCGGAACCAAAAGTATCAGCCCACTGCAGAAGCCACCCGAAGTCCTGGCGCCGTAAGGCGTCGAGAACAGGGACAGCGACTGTAGAAGGGTAGTCCTCCAAAACTATCGACATAAAGCTGACATAACTTTGCCAACTCTTTGTCTTTAGGTTGTGGTCGGTAATTCGCAACTGTTGCAGTAACGAGCTCCTTTTCTTGGGGTGCATTATAGCCTCCAGAAGTAAAGTTCAGCGACTTGTTGAAGTCGTCGAACGGAATGAAGACTCCCAGCGTAGTACACGCCAAGAGCCATGCTAACCACTTGACCCACTTCTTCATTGGACATCTCCAATTCACCTTTAGAAGGTGATCTGGAGTCCTTTGACGTGGGTCTTTGCGGATGCACTGGACAGGAAACTGCCCATATCATTCAGGAGCGCATCAATATCAGCCGAAGCGGCGCCGACAGGGATCGAGACATTAACCTGAACAATGGCATTACCCGTAGGGGTAAGGGCACCGGTCAGAGTCAAGGTCCGAGTCAGTTTTGCTGACGTACGTCCTACACCGCTAAAGACATTGGTGGGTTTAGGCACTACGCGAGAAAGTTGGACATCGTCCAAGATACTCAATGTATGTGCCGCCCCAACATAGCCAATAGCATCCGACGAATATTTGTCGGCGTTGTAGACTTTTGCATTGATGGTTAAAGACATGAGGATAACTCCTTTAATAGTAGAACAAGATCCAGAGGCCGATTAGCCCCTGAAGACCTTGTTCATTTTTTGGGTAAGCAGTGCCACGCTGTCTACGAGTCGGAGATCCGTAAGGACCCCCTCGTACGCATACGGCTTAAGCACCAGAGACGGGCCAGCAATTGACGGGACTCGCGTGGTAGTTATCCACGTAGAATCCCAGCGTTCGCTGGCGGGTCTCACCATTGTAAACTGCGACGGCGATGCTGCCACGCAGCTGCTCACTTGCCAGTGAACAGACTGCGTGCGCTTCGTCGTCGTCCATGTAGCAATGGGACGCTTAGTTGCATAAGGCGTAACAGCTTTTATAAACGCGCCAACGTTCGCAAACCAATCAGCGACAAAGCTGTATGGAACAAGTTCCCAAGGTAACGCTA